TGAAACAAAAAGGCCGTTTTAGACGGCTTCCGCCCCGCCAGCCCGCACCGCCACAGGATGTACGCAAACGCCATATCTACTATAATCTGAAACAAACGCGTCTGCGGCCTTGCCGGGCAGGGGCGGCGCAGGCACAATGCGTCCCACGCGTGTCTCTGCACGCAGTTTCACGCTTCAGCAGGCCGACAACACGAGGACAGACATGCCCGCACGCAGACCCCCGGCCGTCAAGCCGGCCAAGCCCGCAGTCAAGAAGAACCGCCCCACAGCCACCCGCACAGACACGCAGGTGAAGAAGGCCATCTCCGACACAGTGGCGGAGCGCCCCCATCGCGCAACGAAGCGCGTCGCGGGCATGACAAAGGAAGAGCGCGAGAAGGACACCGAGAAGCGCCGCTCCAAGCGCGTGCTCCCCGACGTGCTGAAGCCCACCATGTGGAAGCCGGGCGAGAGCGGCAACCCTAACGGCCGCCCGCCCACATGGGCGTCGCGTGTGAGCCGCCTGACCGCCGCGGAGCGCCTGGAGCTGGCGCGCAAGTACGGCGTCACGCCACTGGAGTTCCTACTGTCCGTGATGTCCGACGAGACGGAGCCCATGACCGAGCGCATTGATGCCGCCAAGGCCGCCGCCCCGTACATGCACCGCAAGATGCCCATCGGCATTGACATGCGCAGCTTCCAGCAGGGCAGCGGGTTCCTTGACCCCGAGCTGCTCAAGAAACTGGACGAGCAGGAGTTGGACACGATGATTGCACTGGCCGGCAAGATGGGCCTGTTCAGTCCTGCCGTAGTGGGCCAGTTCGCAGACGAGGGCCGCGTGGTGGCCGTGCAGGTGGCCGCGTGAGGCGCACCCGCGCAGCGCCGGCGCCAGCGTCCGCCAGCACCGCGGGCCTGCGCCTGCCCGCCAACATGCTCACGTCGCTCATGGCGGAGAAGTCACGCCGCCGCCTGCATACGTTCCTGCGCCACTACGCGTGGCCCGTCCTGGAGCCCGCCACGCCGTTTGTGGACAACTGGCACATAGGCGCCATCTGCGAGCACCTGGAAGCCGTGCATACTGGCCAGATCAAGCGGCTCATCATCAACATGCCGTTCCGCATGCTCAAGTCCACGATCGTGAGCCAGACGTTCCCGGCGTGGGAGTGGATTACGGCCCCGAGCACGCAGTACCTGACCGCGTCGTATGCGAAGGACGTGGCCACCCGCGACGCAGTGGCCAGCCGGCGCATCATTGAGAGCACGCAGTATCAGGACGCGTTCGGTGACGTGTTTGAAATGACGGGCGACCAGAACGTCAAGACGCGCTACGAGAACGACAAGCGCGGCATGCGCACCGTCACCAGTACGGACGGCGCCGGCACGGGCTTCGGCGGCAACCGCATCATCGTGGACGACCCCATCAGTGCGAAGGACGCCGACAGCGAGGCCGCGCGCATGCAGGCCATCGAGTGGTGGAAGGGCACCGCAGCCACCCGCATGAACAATCCCAAGGACGACGCCATGGTGCTCGTCCACCAGCGCATGCACGAGATGGACACGACGGGCTACGTGCTCGCCGAGGAGAAGGGGTGGGTCCATCTTATCCTGCCTATGCGCTTTGAGGAGCAGTATCGCAAGACCACTGTGCTCGGCTTCACAGACCCGCGCACGGAGGAGGGCGGGCTACTGTGCCCCGAGCGCATTGACGAGGCCACCTGCACGGAGATGGAGGGCCGGCTGGGCGCCTACCACACGGCAGCGCAGCTACAGCAGCGCCCCGCCAGTCGCGGCGGCACCATCTTCGCGCGGGACCACTGGCAGTTCTACCGCGCCCTGCCCGAGCTGGACGAAGTGGTACTGTCCCTGGACTGCACGTTCAAGAACCTCAAGTCCAGCGACTACGTGGCTCTCCACGTGTGGGGCCGCAAGGGCGCGCACAAGTTCCTCGTCTACCGCAAGCGCGAGCGCATGGGCTACGCGGCCACTGTCGCCGCGGTGCGCAGTGTCAAGGCGCTCTTCCCGCACGCCATCTCCATCCTCATTGAGGACAAGGCGAACGGGCCTGCCGTGATCGAGACCCTTCGTGCTGAACTGCCGGGTGTATTGCCCATCGAGCCCGCAGGCGGTAAAATTGCCCGCGCTTTTGCAATGCAGCCTGAGCACGAGGCTGGCAATATCTGGGTCCCCGATCCCTCGCTGGACCCGGATATTGAGACATTCCTTACCGAGGCCGGCAGTTTCCCGAACGGCCCACATGATGATGAAGTGGACGCCATGACGCAGGCGATCAACTGGTTCCGCACGCGTACAGACAGCATGGGACTCTTCTTCATGATGCAAGAGCAATACAACAAACTGCAGCAGGAGAAGGAGCAGCGTCGTGCTTGAGAAGGCCGCGCCTCCTGGACATCCGTTCTACGGTAATCAGCACGCGGCCGGTACGCCAGCCGGAGACCGCTGGCACGCCGCAGCCGCAGAGCACGACGTATCAATGCGCGAGGCCCAGATGGCTTCGCGTTGGAGCGAGGCAGCAGCGCACAGGGCCGCCGCAGCCACCGCCACCCGCACAGCCCGCGCCCATGAGGCATCCGCACGCCATGCGCAGGCAGGTCGCACCAGCGCAGCGGAGTTGATGGCATCACGTGCCGCCAGCCACGCGCAGTCGTACGCCGACCACGTCCGGACATCCGGCATCCCACACCTCTATAAGTGAGTACCATGGCCCTCCCCTCTAAGCAAGGTTCGCCCGGTCGCGAGTCCATGGGCAGCGCAGTCCAGCCCGGCGCCATCGCCCGTATTACCGCCTCATGGTCTGTCGGCCAGAATGGCGCGTGGTTCGGCCCCGGCGTGCCACTGCCAGCCCAAGCCCCGCAGACCGAAGGACGGATGTTTGACTTCCCGGTCAACTTCAACACGTCCATCAAGCCCCGCAGCTACGAGCAGATATCGTTCGAGCAACTGCGGGCACTGGCGGACCCCGCGCTGGGCGGCCTTGACCTTCTGCGTCTGGTGATTGAGACGCGTAAGGACCAGATTGAAAGCTACCGCTGGAACATCCAGGCAGTGGAAGGCCGCAAGGTGGCGGACAGTACGCTCCAGGCCGCGCGTGCTGCGTTCAAGTACCCCGATCGCGAGCACCCGTGGAACACGTGGCTCCGCATGCTGGTGGAGGACGTGCTGGTCATTGACGCCGCAGTCATCTATCCGCGGCCTACCCGCGGCGGCAGCCTATACGCCTTGGAGCTCATGGCCGGCGATACCATCCGCCGCGTGCTTGACGAGTCAGGCCGCACGCCCTTCGCGCCGGCCCCAGCCTACCAGCAGGTCCTCAAGGGCGTGCCGACCACGAACTACACCCGCGACGAGCTCGTCTACTGGATGCGCAATCCGCGCACGAACCGCGTGTATGGCATGAGCCCGGTGGAGCAGGTCATCATGACTGTGAACATCGCGCTGCGCCGCCAACTGCACCAGCTCAACTTCTACACTGAGGGCAACTTGCCCGAGGCGCTGATGGGCGTGCCGGACACGTGGGGCGTTGAGACGACGAAGCAGTGGCAACTCTACTGGGATGCCATCATGCAGGGCGATCTCGCGGAGCGGCGCCGTATGCGCTTCGTGCCGTTTGATCCGTCCAAGGCGTACTATCCCAAGTCGGACGCCATGAAGGACGCCTTTGACGAGTGGCTGGCGCGCATCATCTGCTTCTGCTTCTCCATCAGCCCGACGGCACTGGTCAAGGAGACGAACCGCTCAGTGGCCGACAACGTGGGCGAGGCCGCCAAGTTGGAAGGACTGGTGCCTCTGCTCTCGTGGCTCAAGCAACTGCTGGACTTCCTACTGCAGGAGAAGTGCGGCTTCGCCGACCTGGAGTTCTCATGGGAGATCCAGAAGAACCTGGACCCCGCTGTCCAGGCCAATGTGGAAAAGATCTACATGGACGCAGGCGTGTATGACGCCGACGAGGTACGCAAGCGCATCGGCATGCCCGACCGCACGCCCGAGCAGCAGGCCGCACTGGACGCCCGCCGGCAGGCCGTACAGGCCGCCCAAGCTGCGCAGGCCGCCCAAGCCGCCCAAGCTGCACAGGCGGGCCAAGGCGAGGGCAAAAAGCCCGCAGCGGACGAACCTGATGACGTAGCGGGCACGCCCAAGCCTGCGGAGGAGCAATGAAAGCCGGCCTCGCTGCGCTGCTAGTGTCAGGTACCGCGCAGTCCCCCCGCCGTGGGCACCTGCTGGCACGCAGCGAGACCCCGGCCCTGCTGCGTAGGCCGCTGAAGAAGTGGGACTACGCCCAGCCGGCCGCCTGCGCGTGTGGCCATGTGCGGCTGACGAAGGCAGTGAAGGGCGGAGGTGCGACGCGCACGTGGGTGACGAAGAACGAGCGGCCAGTGCGCAAGGCCATGAGCGAGCTCTTCAGTGTATGGCGCAAGAAGCTGAGCGGACAGATTGCCGCAGCATTAAAGAAGGTGGATGCATCCGTGGTCGCGCAGGTAGACGAAGTCCTGGAGTCGCTTGATCTGGAGGGCTTCGGCCCTGAGTTTGTGGAGGCGGTGCGTGAGTTCATCGCGGATGCCTTTGAGTCCGGCGCCAACAACGGCGCGGCCACCATCGGGGTGAGCGCACTGAGCCGCGACGAGATTGACCGCGTGTCCGAGCGCGCTCACGAGTACGCCATGCAGCGCAGCGCTGAGCTCGTGGGCATGCGCATCGTAGACGGCGAGCTGAAAGAGAACCCGAGCGCTGCGTACTCCATCACGGAGACAACGCGCGAGGGGCTGCGCGGCCTAGTGACCGAGGCAGTGGAGGAGGGCTACAGTGCCGCCGAGCTCGCCGATGCCATGGCCGACGGCTACGCGCTGGGCGAGGACCGAGCCAGCACCAT